AGCGAATCCGACACATCAGCTGTAACTTTTGATTCATTAACTGATGAGCCAACTCCGCTGAGCAGTATTGGACAGATTGGTAGCTATGCTGTTGTTGCTACAACCTCCGCTAACCGCATATTCTACAAAGCCGGCGCAAACACAACAACCAGTTTTGCTTACTATAACAAGTGGGTTCCTGTGGGATCAACTGCTTGGGAAAATTCTTGGCCTACATTGGTTGGTACTGCTACGGCAGCCACAACGTCTACTGGTACAATCGTTATTAACGGTGAATCAGTAACCATATCGTCAGGAACATCAATAGCCACAGCAGCAACTGAAATCCAGGCTGAACTTACAGCGGCCAGTGTGGTTGGTGTAACTGTAACAGCCCTGAATGGTAAACTTGCAATTTACGGTACACAAAATAGTGAAAGCGATGGTTCAACAACCAATGGACGGATTACTATTTCTGGTACAGTGTTAACACAATTGGGATTAACTGCTGGTACATATAATACACTGGGTTCTAGCCCAACTGTTGGATCAAGACCAGTCGGTGTATACTACGGATCGTATGCCAGCGCACCTCAGTGGGATACCAATGGTACATACCCAGCACCCAGTGGCGCATTGTGGTTGAAAACTGGTTCATTAGGTAGCGGCTCCAACTTTTCGTTTAAAAAATATAATTCACTAACACAAACCTGGACTGCACAAGCAGTGTCGTCATACCGCAACTCTACTATAGCAAACTATAATTTGGATCCAGCTGGTGGTGGTGCCAATGTGGGTGTAGGTACCATCTTTATGATCCAGGACACAAACCTCGCCGGAACCGCCACTCTGCACATGGGCAGCTATCGCCCACGTGTTAGAACTGTATCAGGTGCAGTAACGGCAAAAGCCAGTACAGTGCCAGCATCAAGTGCGTTTGTATCGGGCGACACTATCCTACTAAGAGCATCAACAATTAACAGTTCGGTCTACAGCAGTAATTATACAATTACATTTGGTTCTACTGGTGGTGCTTCGGTATTTGTTGCTGCCATCTTAGCAGCTAACGTACCTTACGTTACGGCCGCAGTGGAAAGCGACGGTACTATCAGCATTACACACACAGCCGGTGGCAATATTATTATGGAGCCAGTGGGTGGAACCAACTATCTGAACTCAGCTGGATTTACCTCTGCTGCAAATCTTGATAATGTTGAAGTTTTAGCTGACGACACTGTGTTTATCAGCGGATGGGATTCGTTAGAATATACATACAGTATTACACAGCCAACAGCTAATCCATCTGATGGTACATTGTGGTATTATAACGATGCTACTTCTGTAGATATTTTAGTAAACGACGGTCAGGCCTGGAAGAGCTATCGCAGTTTAGCTGCTGATGCCCGTGGTTATAACCTACAAAACTCCAGTCCAGCTGGTGTTATTGTAACAGCCACTGAACCTACAGCACAATCTGATAATTCAGCATTGGTAGCTGGTGACTTGTGGTTAGATACCAGTGATCTAGAAAACTATCCTAACTTATACCGTTACAATGGTACGAGTTGGATTGCTATTGATAACACAGACCAGATCAGTCAGAATGGTATCATATTTGCTGACGCTCGTTGGGACGTTACTGGAACTACTGATCCAATATCTGGCTCCTTGCCAGCTATTACTGATTTAATTGACGACACCAGAAACTATGTTGATCTAGATTGTCCAGATCCACAACTATACCCACGTGGTATCCTATTGTTTAACACACGTCGCAGTGGCTATAACGTCAAGCGTTTTGTTAGTGATTACTTCACTTATGCAAGTTACAATGGCGACATCAGTGCTTATGCAGCAGGAACTACTTACGCTTCTGGTGCCAGAGTAATATATGGCACAGATATTTTTGTCTCGTCAGCTGGGTCAAACGTTGGTAACACTCCATCCGCTGGCAGCGCATACTGGGATATTTTAGAAGCTGGTGCCTGGGTCAGTGCAAGTGGCAACAAGAATGATGGCAGCATGTATGCTGGTCATCAGGCACAACGTGCAATGATTGTAGAAGCAATCAAGAGCGCAGTTGACAGCAACACACAGATCCGTGAAGATCAGTTTGAATACAACCTAATCGCTGCTCCTGGATATCCAGAAGCTATCAGCAATATGGTTGCATTGAACAATGACCGTGCTAACACAGCATTTGTTATTGGTGACACACCAATGACCCTGAGCACCAACGTTGTTGGACTAACAAACTGGAGCAATGGTGTAACAGAAGGTGGTTTGACTACTGCTGATCCATACCTAGCAGTATATTACCCCAGTGGTTTGAGTAACGACGCACAGGGTAACCCCATTATGGTTCCACCAAGTCACATGGCTCTGCGTACTTACATCCGTAACGACAACTTGGCATATCAGTGGTTTGCACCAGCTGGTGTACGTCGTGGCTTAGTTGACAACGTAACTGATCTAGGTTACCTGAACGCTACCACTGGTGAATTCCAACGTACTGGTATCAGTCAGAGCTTGCGTGATAGCTTGTATACAATCAAAATCAACCCAGTAACTATTATCACTGGAACTGGTGTGGTTGTTTGGGGACAGAAAACCCGTAATCCAACTACTAGCTCTATGGACCGTGTCAACGTAGCAAGATTGGTTAACTACATTCGCACAATACTAGCCAAGACAGGTAACGGTTTCTTGTTTGAACCTAACGACAAGATTACACGTGACCAGATCAAGGCTATTATTGAGGGTGCTTTAAATGATCTAGTGGCCAAGCGCGGTATTTACGACTACCTAGTAGTTTGCGATACAAGCAACAACACGTCAGATCGTATTGCTCGTAACGAACTATATGTGGACATTGCGATTGAACCAATGAAGAGTGTTGAGTTCATCTATATTCCAATAAGATTGTTGAACCCCGGCAGTATTGGTAACTTGGGCAGTTGATAAAACATATAAATAAGTATAACAGGAGATATATATGGCAGTAGCATCCTTAACAAAATTTACAGTACCCCTGGCCAGTGGCCAGAGCGCCAGTGCGCAGGGTCTGTTGATGCCCAAGCTAAAATTCCGCTTTCGCACTAGTTTTTTAAACTTTGGAGTTAGTTCAAACGTAGTTGAAATGACCAAACAAGTGATGGATATCAAACGTCCACAGTTACAGTTTGGCGACATTACTATTGATGTCTACAACAGCAAAGTTAAATTGTTGGGCAAGCCTGAGTGGCAAGATACAGCAGTACAGCTACGTGACGATGCCGGCGGCAATGTCAGCAAGTTGGTGGGCGAACAATTGCAGAAACAGTTTGACTTTATGGAACAAGCATCAGCGGCATCAGGCATTGACTATAAATTCCAATTGGTTTACGAAGTATTAGATGGTGGTAACGGCGCCAATCAGCCCAACGTTTTAGAAACTTGGGAATTGTATGGTTGCTTTATCAGCCAGGTCGATTATGGTGATCTTAATTACTCTGAAAATACCCATGCTACCATTAACTTAACCATCAAGTATGATAATGCTATACAGACACCTACAGGAACTGGTGTTGGTACAGCAGTAGCACGTACTATTGGTTCTACAATTACTGGTTAATTTTACCGCAATAGAATAGAAAACCTGGAGTAAAATCCAGGTTTTTCTTTCATATAAATACTATTATGGCCAACATTTTTAATCAATTCCTAAAACAAGCTGGTGCCGGTACTAATATAAAAGATTATCGCCACGCCACCAGACTTTTTGTTGACGGAAATTACAGATTATCCCCTAAGTATGGATTCTTATTCCATGTGGCATTTGATTTAAATCCCAACTTAAACAACTTAACCAACGAGGCTATTTTAGAATCAGGTATGTTGGTTAAGTCAGCACAACTGCCCAAATTTACTGTAGACAACAAGACCTATAACGCTTATAACCGTCCCAATGTAGTCCAGACTAAACTAAGATACGACCCCATAACAATTACATTCCACGATGATAATGCTGACACCATCAGATATTTCTGGTGGAATTATTACAGCCATTATTATCGTGATAGCGATCACGTACCGCAGACGTTTGCTCAGCCTAGTAAATATTCAGATCGCCAGTCACAGAATTGGGGATATAGTCCAGCGGCTTACGCCAGTAATGGTGCTGTGGAACGAATGTTAAACTCCATCAGAGTGTACAGTTTACATCAGAGAAACTTTACAGAATACACACTGATAAATCCCACTATAACCAACTTTAAGTTTGGTGATCATAATAACAACTCGTCAAATGAGGTTATGGAGATCTCCATGACCGTGGCATATGAATCAGTTTTATATAGTTACGGACAGGTGGTGCCTGACCAGACCGTTAATGGTTTTGCTATTCTGCATTATGATAAGACACCAAGTCCGTTGACACCGCAGGGTGGTGGTACACAAAGTATATTGGGACCAGGAGGCTTAGTATCTGCATTGAATGGTGTGAGTAGCCAGCTGGGCCAGGGCAACTGGTTG